CTCCATGGTTCTTAACTGGAAGATATTTGAATGGTGGGAAAAAGGCAACGGAGAATATACAGAGGTATATGACACTCTGTGGAGAAAGACAGATGAATATTGTATGAAACATCTCAAAGGTAAAGAATTAGACTACTACATAAGGACAACGGATTAAAAAAAGAGGGATTCAATTCCCTCTTTATTCTGCATAGAACTCTTTTAATTCTCCATCAATCCAGAACGATAGCACCATATCGTCTGTTTCATATTCAAGTTCATCATCACCTAAGTACAATCCAAACTGCATTCCTATAGGTGTAATATTAAATGAATCATCGAATTCAAGTTCTTCTTCACATTCAAATGAGAATGAACCTTCCATCTTAAGACCACCATCATCATCTATTGTTGTGCTAAATCCATCTGCATCACTAACATCAAATGCAATCTCTTCACCATTAAGTTCAACATTCACATAGTCGAAGTACACAGATTCTAACTCAGTGCCTGGTTCAAGTAGTTCATCATCTTTACGAGGCATTAAATAGCAACTATAGTATGCTTTGTATCCCATGAGTCATTCTTCCTCCTCTTCCACATCATATTTTTCTATCCAATCTTCATGTCCCCATCCGTCATCATTATCGTAATAGGTTATAAGACCTTCATCGTCATCATGAGACATTGATATCCTGTCTTTAGGGAATCTTTTACATAGTTCAGCATACTTTTCAGCAACTTCATCTTGGTCACCGAAGAAAGTAATCTCTCGACTATCATATTCAGGTGAATACCAGTTTACAAAATCATCTTGACTCTTAAAGGCTTCAACAACAGCATTAAAAGATTCTTCTTTATCACATATTATTCTAATAGACCCCATAAAGTATCCTCCTGCCTCTATTTTACACCAGATGACACCAGATGATGCAGGAGAGACGTTCTAATTTTTATTAGTAGAAATAAGGACATAAGAATTACGGCTCTTAGACTGCCTTGAAATGAAGGCTGTACAAAAAATGTGACAAAGAATGACTTGTTGAGAAAATTAGTTTAAATCCATCAAAAAAGTGTGTATAGTATTCCATACCAATCAAGGAGGATATTGAGTATGGAAGATAAACTACCACCTCTGCACCCTATGTACGGTAAACACCATTCAGAAGAATCTAAAAAGAAGATATCAGAGTCTATGAAGGGTAAGAAAAACAACAAGGGAAAGCACTGGAAATGGCATGAGAAGGAAAAGAAGTCAGACTCTTGTGGAGATTAGTGCAATAAATTAATATAAGGAGATTTTGAATGGAATTAACTAGAAAGTGATTAGAAGACCACGGTATTGATGTGGTTTTAGATGGTGATAATGAATACTCTGTATACAGAACAAATACAAGAGGAAGAACTAAACTTACTGTAAGAAAGCAAGCATCAGGAAAACATAAATACGGGAATGAGTTATATTATCTAGGTGTAGGATGGAATGAATACTCTGAAGAGCTAGGTAAGTCAGTTTCACGTGCATTTACTTTAAGTAGATTAATATACGCATGGTTTATTGGAGATGTTCCTGACAAAATTGATGTTGACCATATCGACAACAATACAATGAATAATAGATTAGATAACTTACAATTACTCACAAGAAGAGAAAATATTTTAAAACGTCCTAGAAATGGTGCTAATCAGTACACCAATAATAAAGTGAATAATGAATATTTTGCAAAAACGAAAGAAGAGAGAATGAAGTTAAAAGAGGAGAGAATTAAAAAAATTGAAAGAGAGAAAGAGCTAGCCCCATTAAAACGTAAATTTTATCAAGAAAAGAAAGAAAAAATTATGATTATTAAGCAAAAGATTAAATCTACTGAGTTGGAGCTAAAGAAGCTAAAAGAACAATGGCATGAAGCTGCTAAAGAACAGTTTGAGTGTATATAAAAGGAAATTAGAATGAACTGAAGAGAAGAGAATGAATTCTACCTGAATAGCAAAGGCATTATCGATTTCAACGGTAAATGCTTAAGATGTTCTAAGATGTGTAAGCAATCATGCAACATATTAAGCATGGTTTGTAAACACTATAAGAAACAAGAAGAACAGATACCTAGAAAGAAACAAGTCGTGATGTTCTGGAAAGAAGATAATCCAAGAGGTTCTAAGACTAGATGCTCTAAAGAAACGGGATTAGATATAAGAACAGTCAAAGAATACTGGAGCTAAAAAATAAAGTGTCATTTTTACACTACCCGCCAAACAAAAAAGTAGAGCAGGAGACACGGAATCAGTAGCGGTAATATAATTATTCATCAAGTAAAAAAATGCTCTTAGAATGAGCTTTTCGAGAAAGGATTAAATGAGAAACGTAGCAGTTATTTGAACTCCTCATTATCAGACTTTAGCATTTAGAGTAGCTAAAGCAAATCAAAGAGGAGAGAAACTAAATTATATCGTAGTGTGTTGTTCTAAACAATATAATGGAGTCTATGTCTGGGATGCTAAAGACAGACACGATTGGGATCCATGGGATAATAATGGTAAATCTTGTTATTGTGTACCAGTTCAAGAATGCAGATTCTTAGGTGGTCTTGATAAGGTAACAAATCCTGAAGTCATCAAAGAAATTAAATATCAACAAGAAAGATGGCTTGAATATGACACAAAGAAACGTAAAAGAGAACACAAAAAGAAGCCAGAATGGTTCATCTAGCCCGCTAGTTTACGTGGCATGGCCATTTGATACAATGATATTGTAAATAAAAATTAGCCATTCTCTTTTACACTAGAGGAGGTTTTCCTTTCTTTACCTCCTCTAATTCTTTTAAAAATGGCTAAGAAGCTTAAAAAAGTTGTGTATATTGTTATGTACGCAATTCCTCCCCTGAAACAAATCACGAATAAGGGCAAGTTTCTACACTTGTATATGTCTGATAGAATTCAGGGGCTATTAGGCATATACAAGTGTTTTTTTTGTACTCGAAAGGAGATTAAATGGAAGATAATATTCCTAATTACTATGCAGTAATACCAGCTCCTGTACTATACGATGACTCTTTAGTAGCAGATGCAAAGATATTGTATGCTGAAATTACAGGATTAAGTCATGTAAAGGGATACTGCTGGGCTACTGATTCTCATTTAGCTGAATTGCATAAAGTAGGTATAAGAACTATACAGAGATGGTTAAAGAGTCTTGAGGCTAGAAACCATATAAGAAGAGAAGTAGTATACGGCGACCCTCAAAGACCTAAATACATTACTGAGAGGAGAATCTATATCACTGCACCTGATGTACAGACCTATAGACATGAATGTCAATACCCTATGGACACGAATGTACAGCAACCTATAGACACAGGTGTCTTAGATAATATTAAAGAAGGTATTACTATATCTAATAATGGTATATATGGTCAAACCATAACTAATGAATCTGAAGAACGTAAAGAAATCTTAGACCCTGATAGTTCTTTAATCAAAAACAATAAAGATATAGATAAAGGCGCGCGCAAGCCGCCAAAAAACGTTTTTATTGTTCCAACAATTGAAGAAGTTAGAGAGTTTGTTAGTAAAGAAAACTTAGTTTTTGTAGATATTGACTATTTTTATAAACATTATGAATTAAGTGATTGGAAAGATAAAGGTGGAAATTTAATCAATTGGAAACAAACAATATTGAAATGGAATAAGGTTGATGAAGATAAGAAACCTAAGAATAAAGTAAAGAGAATAGAAAAAGAACTTTAGGAGGATTATATAGAATGGATGATATTACTTATAGAAATTTAAAACTTAGCACAAAATTACCTTTTAGTCTCATTAATGTTGAATTGAATGCAGGTAGCAAAGATTCTGAACAATTTGAAAGACTCTCACAAATCAAAGAAAACATTGTTGATTTTGTTAAGAACGGAAAATGCTTATATATAGGTTCTCATAATTCCGGTAACGGTAAAACTAGCTGGGCAACTATTTTAGGCAAAGAGTATTTTGATAAATCAATTATTAATGCTTCATTAAGGATACGAGGTGGTGAGGTAGTTAAACCAGTATTCTATATTAATGTCCCTGATTATTTAGCATTAAGAAAGAATGCTATTGGTAACTATGATATGCAAATGAAGTTGAGGGAATACGAGTATAACATCGCAACAGCAAAATTAGTCATATTTGATGATATCAGCGATGTACAAGCTAGTGATTATGATAATAACTATCTTTACAGCTGGATTAATACTCGTATAGAAAATGGATACTCTTGTATCTTTACATCAAATGCGGAGACAGAGGAAGAGCTTCTTGAAATCTATCAACCTAAATTGATTGACAGAATATTCAATAATTCAATTGTTGTTACTATGCGTAGTGGAAGTAGGAGATGGAAAAATTCCACATATTAAGGAGAGAAATAAATGTCAAAAGAATATATCAGACAATTAAGAGCTAAATGGATTCGTACAAAAGCATATAAAAAAGTACCTTTTAATCAGTACCTATCCACAAAAGCTAATCACTAAAAAAGTGTATTGTATATCAGGATTAGGACTGTCATCTACCTTCTGTATGTCTCTCGGTCTCCCAGTTCTAATCCTGTTTTTTATACTAATTTATATAGGAGGGTCTTTATGAATCCATTAAAGAAACTCAGCAACAAAATGAGGGCATGTATTGAGTTTGAAATTCAGAATCCATCATGAACTATGGGACAATTAGCAGATACAGTTGGTGTTACTAAACAAAGTGTTTGAAATTGAATGCATGACCCACTTTATACTGCTGAAAGAGAAAAAAGATTAAAAGAAGAATGAAAAGCAGCTGCAAAGATTGCACAACGAAAGATGATTGAACTATTGAATAGTGAAAGTCAAGGCATTGCTTTACAAGCTGCTAAATATGTTTTAGACAGTACAGGATACAAGCCTACAGATTATGTTTCTATCGATGCTGACGTCTTTAACTATGAGGTAGATTACGGAGATGAAGGTTAACCTTAATAGGGTTTTCAAAGAAGCAAATCAGACTAGATGCAGATATAGAGTTTTAATGGGTTCTGCAGGGTCTGGGAAATCGGTAAATGTAGCAACGGACTATATCCTTAAACTGGCAAATCCAAAATATAAAGGTGCAAATCTTTTAGTGGTCAGAGAAACTGAAACATCACATAAAGATAGCACCTATGCTGAATTAGTGTCTGCAATTGATAGACTAGGCCAAACAAAGTTATGGAATATCAAGACAACACCATTGATGTTAGAGAACAAGATTACTGGTAATACCGTTATCTTCCGTGGTTGTGCAGATGAGAGAAGCAGACAGAGAATCAAATCAATAACAGTAAAGCAAGGCAAATTATGCTGGGTGTGAATAGAAGAAGCATTTGAAGTTGCCAAGTCCTCTGTAGACCTTATAGATGACCGTCTAAGAGGTGAATTACCAGACAACCTATATTATCAAATCACCTTCACATTTAATCCTGTCAATGCACATAGTTACCTTAAGACTGACTTCTGAGATTATGATTCACCAGACATTTTCACCTGTCATTCTACTTATTTAGACAATCGTTTCATTGATGAAGCATATGAAAAGAGAATGGAACGAAGAAAAGAACTAGACCCAGAGGGTTACAAAGTCTATGGTCTAGGAGAATGAGGAGAAACTGGTGGTCTTATTTTGACCAATTATAAGATAGAGGACATTAGTCAGTCCTTTGAGTCATATGACAAGGTAGTCTACGGACAAGACTTCGGTTACAATCATGCGAATTGTATTTTAGAAGTTGGGTTCAAAGATGATGAAATCTATATCCTCAGGGAATTATATGTTCATGAAAAGGATACTGATGAAATAATTGACCTAGCAAATAAGATGAACCTTAACAAAGGAAAAATCATGTATTGTGATTCTGCTGAGCCTGACAGAATAAAAATGTGGAAGAAAGCAGGTTACATGGCAGTAGGTGCTAAGAAAGAACAACATTCTGTAAGAGCACAAATAGACTATTTAAAGCAACACACCATTCACATCCATGGTAGTTGCTTAAATACTATTAAAGAAATTCAGCAATGGAAATGAGAAAAAGATAGACAAACAGGTGAATACACTGATGAACCTGTTGATTATATGGATGATGCAATGGCAGCACTTAGGTATTCGATAGAACCTTATAGAAAGAATGACCATCTTAAGACATTGCATAAATCAAAATTAGGTTTATAGGAGGTTTAAATATGAGGGTCCAATATCTCTTGCCGAAGAACAAAGAATTAGAAGAAAGATATTTAGGAAAAGTTCTTCAAGATTTCCAGACCAGATGATTACCTAAATTCATTAAATTAGAGAACTACTACAAAGGCAAACAAGCAATAATGAATAAAGTTGCTACAGATACAGGTAAGCCAAACAACCGTGTAGTAGTCAATTATTGCAATAGTATCGTTAAGAATTATTTAGGGTACATTACAGGTGTCCCTATTACTTATAACAATGATGATTTTGAAGAAGTCATTGATATCCTTAACTACAATGATGTAGCAAGTGAAGATTCTGAATATTTAAGGAATGCATTAATCTATGGACTTGCAT